GTCCTTTGCTAAATGTCTTACTTAGTGCTTCTGTATTTCCATGAGCCAGTAGGTAAATACTTTTATTATTTTGTTTGCAGAACATTCTCAACTCAGAAGCTACTGCATAATCCCTTTCTTGGCTATTGCCTTTTATAGCTTCGCAAGTTGCTAAACTATTGTAAGGGTCTATAACTAAAGCATCAAAGTACTCACAATCTTCTAAAGCTGCTTTAAACACATCTCTAAAGTTCATAAACCTTTTGTTAACTCTGTAGAACTTTTCAAAATCAACAAATTTAAAGTGTTCGCCTATCCAGTTAAAGTGATATTCATACTGTTGTTCGTCAAGTTCTTTAAGTTGTTTACCTGCATGGAGTTGTATTAAATCTCTTTTTATTCCTCCTGTGCTATTCTCAGCACTAAAGATTAAAAACTTTTTAGAGTGCTTTACAGCTAGGCAAAGGTAATAATAGAGTATAAATTTAGTCTTTCCTACGTTTTCACAGCTAGACAAAGGTAGTAGTATAAAATAAATTTAGTCTTTCCTACATTCGCATGACCTGCCATTACATTAAAAGTACCTTGCTTGTATCTTAAGTGGTTATCTAAAGGGCATCCAATTTCTAATCCTAGTTTAAAGCTACCATCCCTAATAGAATCTAAATATTGTTTACCTGAATTGTTTTCTAATATCATGCTAGGTAGTCTTTAGGGTAAATAATTATTTTCTCTTTTGGCTTAGGATATTCTTTAGCTAGCCATTTCTTAGCTGTAAGATATAAACTTTTATAAGATTTATTTTTTGAATAGTTTTCTATAGCGTCTAAAATATAGTCTATTTGTTTTTTACTATATTCCTTATCTAACTTCCTTACTTCAGATACATAAATAGTTAAATGGTCAAACGAGCGATATACTATTTCTTTTCTTTTCTCTTTCTCTTTCTCTTTCTTTTGCTTGGCTATAGGCTTAGGGGTAGGCTTAACTATAGGCTTAGGGGTAGGCTTGTTTTTACCTCCTTTTCTACCTCCTCTAACTAAATTTAATTTCAATTAATGATAAATCTTTTAAAGTTTCTAATATTTCCCATAAATCATCATAAGATATATCCCACTTCCTGCACCATACAGAACTCTTTACAATAGTCTTATTATCGTTCATCATTGCTAAATCTATTAGCTCTCTGTATAGTCCTCTTTGCTGTAGTGTTAATTCAAAGACTGCCTCTGAATTATTCCAGTCTTTTGGATACCATGTATAACCTAATTTTCCCATAATATTTTTCACAAAAAAACCCTTCAATAGCGTTCGAGGGTGCAGCTCTACTAACCATTAAAGGGTTTAAGTTATTAATATATTATTGTAAACCTTCTGCACCTCAGCCTACATATATCTATTGTAATTATTTTTTTAACTTGTACAAATATAAGCTATTTTATTTTGTATCCTCTGCTTAAAAATAAATCTATTACCTTCCTAAAAGGGTAAATCACTTTCCTCCTCAGTCTGTACAGTTTCTTTCTCTGTAGCCTGACTATCGTCTTTTGAGCATCTCCAACTCTGTAGAGTCGTGTAGTATTTGCCTTTCCACGCATTTGTATTAACATTAAATTTTACGCTAACCTTATCACCTACTTTGTTAAACTTTCTAAACATTCTACTAGCATCCTTTCCGAATACTTCAAACGCATAAAGGTTGTTGTACTTTTCTTCTGTGGTTAGTGTATAGGTTAACTTTTGCCAGTTGTCTCCTGCCTTGTTAACTCCTTCTACTGTTTCGCCTATTGTTTCAATAGTTCCTTTTACTTCTAATTCCATAATTTATTAATTTGTATTTATATTACTGGCAGTTCATCCATTGCCTTATCTACTTTGCCTTGTCTTATATTCTTATTAAATACCTCTAAATCTGTTTCATCATTTTGAAATATAAAATGGTTACATAATGCTTCATACATACAATCCCTAAACATAGGGTCTTCTAGTGCGCAAAATATAGCCTCAGATAGTTGCTCATGTGTTGCACTAATTATAAGCGCTGAGCTGTCATCTTCTAAAAGACCTGAAGACCTCAAATACATTGCAGATGTATCTTCATTTAATTTTATACTACCTTTAAATAGGTTAGATATATCTAAGTCTAAGTCTATTAATTCCTGTTTTCTTTTCTCTGTTAATTCCATAATTTAATTTTTTGTAAATATACTAAATTTTAACGATATAAATCCATTAACTTGGTGCATAGTTCATTGTGATACTCTCTATATTCTTTGTCTATTTCTATTAGTCCTTTTATTTTGCTAATAGAGTGCAAAGCTGTTGCATGGTCTAGGTCAAATACTTGCCCTATTTCGGTTAGGGTTATTCTACGAACTTCTCGCCTTAAAAAGTATGCAGTAAATTGTTTAGCTCTTATTATTTGAGCTTGTCTGTTCTTTACTTTAATCTTTTCTAGTGGCACATCAAAATACGCAAATATTATCCTGCATATATTGTCTATGTGTTTCTCGTGGTTTAAATACATTTGTTTATGTTTTCTGTAGACCTCTTCGTCTACTGTTCTTAAATAGGCTTTAATTCCTTTGTCTGTTAAGTAGTGTGCTTGGTACATAAGTAAATAAATTTATATCTGTGTCTATTAATATTAATTTTCTGTTCAAGTTTTGTTCTAGCCATTTGCCATGTTTATTATACCAGTCTACAGCTTCTCGTTTAGTTCTGTAATACCTGCTATACTCTTCAAGGTTACCCCTACTATTATAGACTTTATAAATGTAGGGTTTATCTCTATCCTCCTTTCTCATTCGCTTAATATTAGTTGCTTGTTTAAAATAGAATCTCTGTACTCAATATAGAACTTTCCGCATTCTATAACTCTATCAATTATATCCCTTTCCTTATCTCTGTCTCTTTCAAAACTAATTGTAGTAACTCTTAAAAATGGGTCGTGATTATCTACTTTGTGAATCTTATAATTATCCCACTCTTTTAAAAGGTAGTCGGGAGTACTAACCATGCAGTAGGCTAGCTCTGCTTTAGGCTTATTGTATAGCATCATGTATCCTCTTAGCTGCCATTCGTAGTCTTTGTTATTTACATCCTCAGGAGATGCAGGAAACGTCTCTAAACTCCATGAGCTTTTAATGTCTATTATTTTATCCTCTGCGTTTATGTCACATTCGCCAGTTATAAACTCATTCTCTAGCCTTTCTGTGTTCTTTAGATATAAAGTACCATGTACCTCATTATAAAGGTCTATACTCGTATCTTCTAAGTCTATACCTTTAGTCAAGTATTTAGAATCTATTGTAGACTTGTATCCAAATAAATCTTCTTTTACAAGTTCCTTAATGTAGGTCTTGCAAGTTGCTGACAATACCTCTGTCTTTTTACGTGGGTTTGTCATAATCTTACCTAGTGCTGAGCTTCTAATCTTCATAGTTATCTATTTTATTTATGTGTAATTCTACATCTAGCCAATACTTCATAGTTAATCTATCTCCATATCTACCTCTACTACAATCTATGCACTCTTGTACACATATTCTAGCACATTGTATAGCGTAATCTTCTGCTGAATTATATCCATCATAAGAATATGGTATAAATTTATCAATTAAATCGTGTGCTTTTTCTTTTGCATTCATAGTTCTTCTCTTAGTGTTATTTCTTCTTCTATTAAATCTATTAACTTATACAGGTTGTTTAAATCTAGTGTAATGTAAGTATAGTCTTTTGTGTCAATATGTACACAGTCATCGCTATAAAAACTACATTCTATTGGGTCTAACTCTATATCTAAAATAGTTGCTTTATATCCATCCTCGCAAGGAATTAATTTATTTCTTTGAGGGCAAAGCGCATCCTCTAATTGTTCTACTGTTTTCATAGTTTATTTTTTTATATAGTAGTTTTTAATTTCTAGTCTGTGGTTCTTTTTTAATAACTCTATTCGTTCTTCAAGAGCTTGTATAATTTTCTCTTGTACTTTAATAGTTGACTTCAACAAAGTTATTCTACTCTCGTCTGGTATGTTTTTTAGTGTTTCCATAGTTATTTAGCTTTTAGTTTTTTACCTAATTCTGTTACTTTATTGTGTTGCTCTTTT